TCCTGCTCATCTAGTGTTGCAAAAACATTACTCATCGTTCTCTCCTTTGCGTAAACTGGCGTTCATGGCCAGTTGGTCTCTAACCAGTTTAGATAACTGGCCTTCATCGTATGTTCCCTCAGCGATAATGTCAAACGATAGCACACTACGCTTTTGACCTTGACGGTCTAGACGACCTGCTGCTTGCTCGTTCAACAAACGGTTATCGTCTTTAGATAACCACACAACTGTTGAACAAACCTCTTGCAAACCATCGGTGCCCTCACCAATAGCGGCAATGACAGCAACAATAACTTGTGTTTCTTTTCTAATGAACGACTCCAACGCCTCATCACGTTCTGGTTGAGACTTGCGACCCGACCATTCAAACGCAACAACACCAGCATTAGATAACCTGTTCACAACAACGCTAGCAAACTTTTGCGAATGGGTGAGGATAAGCAAAGGAGAGAACGATGAGTAATGTTTTTGCAACACTAGATGAGCAGGATGCTTACGACCAGGGTTTTGCTAGCGGTAAAGATTATTGGACCCCGTTGGCTGAGGCTAACATTATTGAGTTGATTAACGCTTTGGTTACAACAGATGTTGTGCCTTTTGAAGTTGCTAAGATTATTATTAACAGGATTGAGGAGAGTTAAGATGTCTGAAGTTTGCGAGAGTTGTGAAACGTTTTTTGGTGGACAACATTTTAGTGCTGGCATTGAGTTTGAGCAAGCCCGCATTATCAACTTGCTAGAAGGGGCAAGTATTGGTTTTGAGCAGTTTGATTTTGACTCAGCAGTTACAACTAATTTTCTTATCAGACTTATTAAGGGAGAAACAGAATGATTATTGGCATCACCGGCTACGCAGGGGTTGGCAAAGATACACTTGCAGACCTCATGCAAACGGAACAGCAGTTTGAGAAACGCTCCTTCGCAGGTAAACTAAAAAACATTTACTACGACATTGCACCACAAGAACACCAAGACCTTATCAACGAAATTAATTGGGACAATGCTAAACGAGCAAACCCTATGATACGTTTAGGTTTGCAAGGTTTAGGTTCAGTTATGCGTAAACATTTCGGTAAAGACTTTTGGATTAAAGCAGCAATGCCAAAACCTTTTTACGCAGACCTAAACAATTATGTTTTCTCGGATGTAAGATACCCTAACGAGGCTGAAGCAATCCGTGCAACAGGTGGTCTAATCATCCGACTGAAGCGAGATAACGTTTTCCCAATGAACGACCACGAATCTGAAACTTTGTTAGACAACATTGAAGCAGACTTGACCATTGAAAATCATTCACCACATTCTGCACTCGCAGAAGTGATGGAGTTAATTAGATACCAAAATTTAAGGGAGCAAAGTAATGGGCGTTAAAAAGGGTGGCACCATTGACGACTATGACCCAATATATTTTGGCATCCCACGCAAAGCAGTCCGTGAATGGATTGCACTATCAGAAGCAGTAGCAGACACTTACGCTTACCCTTGCAATAAAAACCCTTACTACTATACAGACTATGAAGGTTACAAACCTTTAAGCGTTGACGTGTGCGAGTCTTTGTGTGAAGGTTGCCCATTGCTGAAACTGTGTTATGACTTTGCTGTAGCCAGCGACCAGGAGAACGGTATCTGGGGTGGTGTGTCATTCTACAAAAACATGGTCTGTATTGACGACCAATATATTAATATCGAATCTGGGAATAATAAAGACCCAAATAGTATTTTCTAAAATAGCACATAACATAAAGGAGAATTATGCTAAGCGACTCACAGGTTAAAGACTTAACCGTAAGTTTATTTAAAATTGAAAGCGAACGAGACCAGCAACGCAAAGTTGGTGCAAGTAACATTAGTGACCCTTGCACCTACCATCTTGCAAAGACTCTAGTCAATTCGCCAGAAGCCCCATCGAAGTATTGGTTGGGTGCCAAGATTGGCACAGCAACCCACATGTTTATCGAAGATGCAATCACCAAAGCAGACCTAGAAGCAATGCCCTTGCTAGCTGGCGCAGTAGTTGAACAGAAGATTACTTTAGGTGAACTGCCAGGCTACGGTATCATCAACAGCAAGCCCGACTTGGCCCTAGTAAATAGCAAACATGTTATTGACTGGAAGACAAGCACAAGGGAGAAGATGCGCAAACTACAACGTGTCATTGACAACCCTGATTCAACTGATACAAAAACAAAATACACTCTACAAAAATATATGGCACAAATTCAGTTGTATGCATGGGGCCTGAATCAAGGAGGCACACCAGTTGATGGTTGCTCACTTGTATTCATCAACCGTGACGGAACCAGTGAACCAGACATTTGGACTCACACGTTCGCATATTCTGAAGAGTTTGCTGTAGCAATCTGGTCAAGGCTAGAACGTATTTGGTCTCAGATTCAAGAAGGTAAAAACATTGAAGACATTCCTCGACATGACGATTGTTTCAAATGTCAGATGGGAATATAAATGAAAGCACTATGGCTTATACTTGCTGCTACAAGTCTTTACCGTTTAGCAGTAGCAGGTATACTTCTATCCGCTGTGCCCTACATTACAGATAACGTTTTGAAATTTCTTATCTGGCTTATGGGAATTGCTGTGATAGTATATGTAATACGGAGAAACTACCTAATGGTAGGTTTTATAAGGAAAATGAGAAGTTTAGAAAATCAGGAATAATAGAATATGATTTCTGGTTGCATAACACATACACAAAGGAAGGAACAAAATGAAAGACGTAGAATTTCCAGAGTTAGCTTTTGCTGGTCTAATCAAAAAAGCTGAAGCACTCAACACACCAAAGTCCATACTCTTGTATGGCGACCCAAAGAACGGTAAGACTTGGCTAGCGGCATCAGCCAGCGAAGTTGCAGCACTAACACCTGTGCTACTAATTGACGTCGAAGGCGGAGCATCAGCAATCGCCCGAGACTGGAAAGATGTTGACGTTATCGCAGTCAACACACACCAACAACTAGACGCAGTTCTAGAAGGTCTACTATCCGCCGAACACAAATACAAGACAATCATCATTGATACTCTTGGTGTTGCAATGGATAGAGCAGAGAAAGTTTTCGGTGAAAAGCCGGAAAACAAAGGAAACAAATTCGGTAAATGGGGCGACCTGAAAGACTGGACTACACAAACAGTTCGGAAACTACACGGCGCACCATTCCTAACCATCCTCATTGCTCATGCACAGGATGAGAAGGACGACCAGACAGGCGCAGTAAAGATTGTACCAATGCTTGCCGGGTCAACAAAGAACACACTGCCAGCAATTCCAGATATCATTGGTTATCTGACGGCAGAGAAAACAGAAGATGGCGTCAAGAGAGTTCTACATCTTGAATCATCGGACCGCTTGGTTTCGGGAAACCGTTTCGGTTTGCCACCAAAGATGTACGAACCAAGTATGAAAAAAATCATTGACACAATTAACAAATTAGGAGAAACCAAATGAGTTTCGTAATCAACGTACCAACCGACCTAGCAACATCAAAGCCACAGGGCTCAGCAGGTCCAGTACCAAAGGGTAACTATCCTGTTGCCCTCTACGACATCAAGGCAGAAGAAGTAAAGTCTGGTGCTAACGCAGGTAAGCCACGCTGGAACGTTCAGTTGCGTGTTACCGAAGGTCAGTACGAGAACCGTCGCTTCTTCGCATACATTCCACTGTATGTCGCTGGAGACTTCTGGAAGACCCAATCTTTCTTCGAGGCTCTAGGCTACGACCTCAAGGGTGCGTTCACCGTGCCAGAGATTAACGACATCCTTGGAAAGCCACTTGTTGCACGAGTAACCATTCGTGAAGCAGAAGGCCAGTACGAGGCAGAGAACAACGTTGCAGGCTTCAACCCTGCAAAGCCAGCAGGTAGCGCAGACAACCTGCTAGCATCCGGTGCAACACCTGTAAACGCCGCAGACCTCTGGGTCCAGTAATGGGGCAGTCCTAGCCACGACTTAAAACTGGCTACACGCCTCCACTGGTGGAGCACAACGGTTCCTCCTTTCTGTTGTGCAGAGAAGTTCGATTCTTCTCCGAGGCACCAATCAAAGTTAAGGGAGAGAAGAAAGTGAAATCATGGAGATAGCAAATTTTGTTGACGTAATCTACGGCAACGGTGCAGGTTACGCAACCATCGTAACCAAAGATGCACACGGCAACCCAACAGTTCAAAAGTTCTTCAGTTACCCTGATGAAGTTGAAGAGATGGTCGCCTACGCAAAGAACCACGCAAGTGACGACGTTTACTTCTCACCAATCATCTACTACGAACAGCGCAGAATCCGTGAGAACGCCAAATCAGTTGCAGTAGTATACGCTGACGCAGACACTTGTGCACCAGAAAACTTTCGCCTACCGCCAACAGTTTCAGTAGAAACATCAGAAGGTCGCTGGCACTGCTACTGGGTTCTAGACAACTCATACGAACCACACCGTGTAGCAATGGCTGCAAAGCAAATCGCTTACGGGCACAAAGAGCAAGGCTGTGACCTGTCGGGTTGGAACCCAACGAAACTGTTGCGTATCCCCGAAACAGCAAACGGCAAATATTCACCAAAGCAAACAGTCAAAGCAAACGCCAACGGAATCATCTACACCCTAGATGAAATCGAAAAAGTTTACGCCGACATCATTGTTGAACAAGTAATGGAACCATCCAACATTCCGTTGCCAGAGAAAACACCTCAGGTAATGGAAGTGCTAG